GTCGGTTTAAACGGAAACTCAAGAATATAAATTTTCCTTTCCCTCAAATAACTAATTGCGTTTTCTAATTTAGAAGGGGATGTCATTTTTCATCTCCAAAATTGAATCGCGCTGTTTAGTTGATTGATGCCCTTGAGTCGGTTCTTGAATAGCCAAACTCATGTATTTGTTTCCATCTTTCGATGTTTTTAACCACGCGCTAATGTAAAAATCTTTACCATTTATATTCAATTTTCCTTTGTAATCGGGTTGTTTTTCGGTTTCTTTTTTATCGTTTTTGAATAATGCGCCGCTGTTTGTATTATCGTATGCCATTTTTAAACTCCAATCACGTTATCGAAAAGTTCATCTACTTCCGCAAGAAATTTAATTGCTGCGGCTTCTACTGCATCCAGTTCTTCTTGTGTTGGTTCGTAGAGTTTCACGAACATTTGTTGCTTGGGCGGAAATCTTGGGTCATAACTTACAAACCAGATTTTTTTCCGTCCGGTGCAAAGGGCTTGAACACACATCTGCGGTTTATATTCTTCTGGAATATTCTCTTTGTCAAGTAAATATTTAAGATGCGTCATGGATGATGGACATTTGGTTTCAATCAAATTCCCATCGCTTGTAAATCCATCTGGCGATGCACCAAAATTTTCGATTATTGGGTGAGGAACAAATCCTACGTCTTGAATCAAAATGCCGGTTTCACTCTCGAATTTTTCTTTCGCCAATGGTTCATGGTCAATGCCCCATTGCATTGCCGCATTAACGTATTTCGGAACAATAATATCTGTCATGCGTTCCGTAACAATTTCCATTTTTAATTTAATGCGTTCGGATGTGTCTTTTCCTTTTTGCGTAAATGACATTGCGTCTGCCATGCGCGAAGCGGTTAATTTCCCAATGCGTTGATTAAACCAATCGCCATTGCCTTGTTGTTTGTTTTCTTCTCTCATTTGAGTTTTGCTTTCGCAAGGTCTTTTATTGCTTGAAGCATTACCCGTTCATCGGGATTGAGTTCTGACCATACCTTTTGTAAATCTGCCAATGAATCTGAATTTTCGATTTTGAATTTTAAAGTTTCATAATCGCCGCAGTTTTCTTTATTAAAGTTTTGAGTTTGAACAGAAGCATTGCCATCATCGTCCTCTGGCGCAATGCCACAAGCTGCCATTAAAGAACCTCGTCGGCAATAAGTTAATGCGCTCATATAACCTTGCGCATCATGCTTAACCGCAGGAAAAAACAACTTCCCGCCTGAAAGCTGTTCGCCAGATTCATGTAGGAAAATAGTTTCAACTACTATGCCATTATCATGCGGGTGCGTTGTTTGAATCAGAGAAATACAATTATCATTTAACGCATTCATTACTGCATCAACGCAAGAAGCCAAATCAGCGTAACGACTTTTGAAATGCGGATTAACCGAGTTTTTCAACGCCGGTGTGAATTGCTTTTGTGCCGCCAGAAATGCTGCTGCGATTGCTTTCATGTTTTGTGCTTTCGTATGTGTTTAGAATGTCAATCAATTTATCAGTCAAATATTGACCGTTAAAATGAATGTCGGGGTTATCACGCAAAAATTCCGCCATACCTAAAAAACTACCAAATGCTATTGCCTTCTCGTCTGACATTTGTCACCTCCGATTTAAATCATAAATTGTTAATTTTAAAAAAGCAAGGTTTTTTTAACAATTCAAGGGGGGGGGGTTGCGTTTGCCTGAATATTAGGGCATAATTACTTCGCCTGTGAAAAAGACAGGTCGCTCTGTGGTGGAGTGTGGAACTCAGTTAAGCCCTTACGCATGGGTTTTGGTCTTGATGTAGCGACTTTACTGGGTTCGCGCTTCATCATCGCCACGACCTGAACCCAGCCGTAAGGGTTTTTTCATTGGCCGCACTGTCCGCGATAGCAAAGAGCCTGCATGGGCTGCTGACAAGAAAACACATGGAGCGCGCTCACACGGGGCGTATCCTTCGCGGCGTGTCAGAGAGCGACCGCGCAAGATAGACGGTTCAATGGTGAGACAAGCCGATTATCGAGAACTCTCTGCCTTCGGGTGCTGTAGGAATCTCAGGAATCATTGGGAGACTGGCAGAAGTGATATGGGCTATCACCTTTGGGGAACCTATGCTTATAAGAAACGATACATTTTTACAGCAAATTAAAGACTTTAGTGGGTTAAAGTTTGATTCGATTTCCCCAACGGACATTGATGGTTTTCTTGATTTTGGTAACAAACTATTTGTTTTTATTGAAACCAAGTTTGGGGATTCACAGCTTCAATACGGCCAGCGTCTAGCCTTAGAACGCTTATGCGATGCAACCCATAATCCGCCATCGCGTAATTCAATTGTTTTAATAACTCGGCATGATACCCAAGCCGGTGAAAAAATTGATTTGGCAGAAAGCGTTGTCTTTCAATATCGCTTTGATAAAAAATGGGCAAATTGCGAACCAATTTGTTTATTAGATACAATAAATCTATTAAGAATCAAATATTTACAAGATACACAAAAATAATTCTTGCCTTTTGGATAATTAACAATTTATGATTGTTTCACCTTAACCAAAGGAGACATGACATGACACAAAACGACATTATCAAGAATCATCTGAAAACCCATAAAACCATTACCACCCTTCAAGCATTTTCCATGTATGGCATTACCCGCTTGGCTTCACGAATTTTGGAACTGCGCGATTCTGGAATGAAAATTTCTGGATATATGATTGATGTAAAAAATCGACGCGGCGAAATTGTGAAAGTCAAAAAATATTATGTGAGTAAATAATGGACATTGGCGGAGAATTTACAACAATCGTCATTGACATTGACGGAAATGAACATGAAGTTAATGTGCAATATAAAGGTTATTTTTTCCCAGCAAAATTGAATGGTTCTCCCGAAAATTCATATCCAGCTGAAGGTGAATTAACTGAATTGGAAGTTGATTTACCTGCCGGAATTGAATTTGATGATTTAGAAGATTATTTGCACAACAAAGCATGGGAGCATTTTCAAAATGGAAGATTTTGAAATTTTCTGGAAAGCATACCCTCGTAGAGTAGCGAAAGCAGTTGCGCGGAAAGCGTGGTTGCAAACCGCAAAAATTAGACCGCCATTAAATGAATTGCTTGCAGCAATCGAAAATCAATGCCAATCCGAACAATGGCAAAAAGATAATGGTCAATTTATCCCACACCCCGCAACATGGCTTCGTGGCGAACGATGGTCTGATGAAATGGAAATTGATGTTCCAAAACAATTAAGCAAAACCCTCGGCACAATCGTTGCTCTTGAAAGTTGGAAACGTGAACTGGTTGAAAAGTGAAATTATTGAAGGTCTGCAAAAATTGTTGGTTTTGCGACTTAAAAATTCTCCGGCCAGCGATACTATTACAGCAACGGCAATGGTTTGGTATGAAAGTGTTATATCAAGACCTATTGCTTGGAATGAACAGTTAGACAGGAAACGCATTAAAACGGCTTTTAGCGAGTTATGCGCAACCGTTGATATCTTTCCCGCCCCCGCACAATTTCTTCGCGTCCTGCCCCCGCGCGAGCAAGCGTTGTGCCTACCGCCGCCGCAATCTAAAGAACTCTCTGCGGAGAATCGGGAAAAGCTGGATTTATTACTCAAAAAGCTAAGAAAAATTTAGAGGCGTGTGGTGAAATTGGTAAACACAAGAGACTTAAAATCTCTCGGCTAATGCCTTGCCGGTTCGATTCCGGCCACGCCTACCATCAAGTAAAAAGTCTGGTTCCTTGCCGGTCAATAATTAAAGCGGCTTTTCTTGGTTTAAATTCTGGTGCATTAGGAACAGAAATATGACACCAAGAATCAAATTCCAAGATAATTTGGTCATAAGGTATTCCAGCATTGATACATGCTTCCACAACTTCACGCGGTTTCATTCCCGGCACCCGTATATCCGCAGCACAGCCCAGACGATGCTGACTGCTATCTTTGCTTCCTACAGAATCATTTACTTTCTTTGAACGAAAACCAGAATTAATCATTACTGGCTTACCACCTACAGCAGCCTTGACTTGCTGTAATAAAGCCGCCAATCGCGTTAAATTAGCAACTTCAGTTTCGTTTGGAGTGTTATCCCATCCGTTGCGGTCTGCGGCCTCTGAGCGAGTAAGCTCCTCAAGTGTGAAATTGGCGGAGAGAGGAGTAGTCATTATTGAGCCTGATATTAAAGATTAGAGCCTTTTCGCAAATTATCTATTGCGGGGATTATTTGCAAATTTTCAAATTCGTGTTTACCGCCTTTTGATAACGGTATTATATGGTCAACATGGAACCTTTCACCTAAAGACATAGCTGTATAAAAGTCTCTAAGCGCATAGACCTGAATAATATTTTTGTCAGTTTCTACGCGAATAAGACTTCTTCGTTTTGCGTTATCAGATAATATTCTCGCTTTGTTTCGCAGCCTGTCATTGCGCTTCCACTTTGCAATTTTTTCTGGGTTGCAAACTCTGTATTTTCTATTTCTTTCAAGTTTCTTGTCGTAGTTTTTCTGCACACTTCGCTTAACAGCGTCCCTATGCGCTTGAGGATTAAGTTTCCTGCGCTCTTTCATTATTTTTGCATAGCAAGATTTGCATCTTCCTTGACGGCCGTCTTTTAGTCTTGAATCAGGACTAAACATGATTAACGGTTTATCAAAACCGCAAGATAGGCATTTCTTCATTGCTTTTTACGCATATCTACTATTTTTTCCATCGTCCTGCCACCAAAATAAAACGACATGATGACCATTCCCCAAGTTCCAAGAAGCTCGACATAGTTGTTGTTCACCTCAATATCCCACGCAGACATTAAGCCGAATACAGTATAAGTAACGAGGATGAACACAAGGGTCATGGGCCGGATATTCTTTGATAGCCAGCTATCGCTGCCCATGTCAGCTTTGAGGCGTTCGGTAAGTTCGTGCTGCTCGGTTACATCGGCGTTAAGTTGAGCCAGTTCGCCGTTTTGCTGCATTTCCAGCAGCTTCAGCTTGGCTTGTTCCGCAGCCTGCGCGTCAGGGAAGAACTTGTCAATCAGCTTTGCGCCAACGGATAAAAGTGCGGGAATCGGAATCATTTTTGCCTCGCAGTGTGAACTTCGCTGTCACCCTTTTTCACTACGACTTTATCGCTTTCCACAGATACAGACATTGGGTCGCGGTCAGCCATGCGGTCAAGACGTTCAATGAGTTGTTTCATGACCTCAAACTCCGGCTTATCCTGCTTCGGAGTAGCCCCGGCAATGCCGTTCATCATAGAAATCAAAGCGGTAAGACTGGCGCCAAGCAGCCCCATTACCGCAGCCATCTTGGATTCTTCCAACACGATAGACGCTCCGACACCTACGCATACGATGAGCGTGATGTAGAAAAGCCCTTGCTTACCGATAGTTTTACCGGCAACTTCCTTGGCCGATTCTGGCTGAATAACTGGCTCGTTCATTTTCCAGAAACCTTTGTAACAATACCTGCCCAAAGTGCTGCGGCAAGTGCTAAAAATACCGCCGCAACCACCGCCATAGTTCCATAATCTGAATACTTGCGAAGTCTTTTACCGAACCTTAAATCTTCTCTGAATTCTTCAACTTGCTGCGGGTCGTCAATATCAACACCAAGTATTGCAAAAACTTTTTTTACTGATTTATCAGCAATATTCTGGCATTGCGGATTAGACAAACAATCCATTTGTTCACCCGTAAAAGTCGGTTAAAAATTGCTTAGATTGTATAGGACTTCTTCCGGCGGAACAAACTTGCTTGAATCAAATTCCACGGATTCCCACCATAAAAATTGATTTTTTGACAGGCAATCCCTGCTTTTTAATAAATTGACATTCTCTGGATACCCGTAAATGTTGGGGTCTGATACTGACCATAATACTATTCCCCGTTTTCCAGATAACGAGGCTAAATGCTGGATGAAACTATCGCAAGAAATCCATACCCTGCAATCTTTTATTAACTGTTTAATCTCAGGTATTGATAAGTTTTTCCTGAAGTCAGCGGTTAGCTGTTCTTCCCCTTCTATACCAATTTGAATTACCGGCTCATTTATGCCTTCAATAATTTCTTTCCAAAAAGGATAGTTTTTAGGATTGGTTTTTCCATTGGATAATTTTTTGGAGTAGGGGCTAATCAAAATCATAGATATAGTTTTCTGTATGCTTTTTCTATGCTTTCAGTCCAGTTCCATTCCGCCATTTTTTTATAGATATTCCATTGGTCTAAATCGCCAAACAATGCTTGGGCTTCCGCAATAGGTTTACAAGGTATGATTTCAGGATAGCAACCAAATACCACTGGATTCTTTATTTCTGGAAGAATCTTGCTGAATACAACGTGGTCGCCCATTCCGTTGTTTAAAACAACAATAGTCTTTTCTTTATAGTTAATAATATTTCTGAATATTCTTTCGTCATGGTCAAACATTTCCTGCTTTTGACCGTCGCGGATTCCGCCTTTTGGGTTTTTCATGTGCCATGTAATAGCATTAGGCACCGTTAATAATACAAAACCCCTTTGGTGCAGACCGTAGGAAAATAATGTTTCTTCCCTATGCGCTACCCTAGACAATCCCAAGTTGTAATCGTGTATTCCCGCACGATACAGAAACGAGCAATGTAGATGCTCAACAGACTTTACCTGTTTTATGTTTTTCCATTGAACGCTTGGCTCGTTATCAATATTCTCAAGAAGTCCAGTAGGGTCTGAATTCTCAAATAATAATGGCGGAGTCAGAATTGCACCGCCAACCGCGCCTACCTTATCGTCAATGTAACTAGATAAAGTCTCCAATACATTAGGTTCCGGTATTGCATCATCATCGACGCGCCATACCCAATCGAACCCCATTGTATTTGCTGCTTGGTGTATATGGTGCTGACCTTTCTTACCAGCAAACAACCATTCCCACTGAATACCTTTAATGTCTAATATTCTAAAGAAATGCTGGTATATAAATTCATTCCGCATATCCTGCGGTTCGTCATTATCATCAAAAATTACCAGCTTATCCGGTAGCTTTGTTTGATTGATAATCGCATTTAAGACTAAAGGAAGGGTAGAAAAGTATCTTCCCTTTGTAGCAACAGAACATAAGATTTTACTCATTGGTGAAACTCATAATCATCAGATTACATCTATTGCTTTCACTAATTGGTATTGCTTGCTCAGTAATATTTCCATGCTCAGAAATATAGTTAATGTTAAATCCAGAAAAATGTGTTTCATTTAATCCATGTAATTTGTGATGCTCACCCCAAAATCCTTTTGGCTCGTTCCACGGACAAGTAATTAGCAGTCTTTTGCAATGCTTCTTTAATCTCTCCGCAAGCTCTAATCCATTGTCTAAATGCTCAATAACTTCAAACGCAATAATCGTATCGTATTGCTCTAAATCATAAGTGTTAATATCTGCGTAAACAAATTCGCAGTTTGGCTTCCAGTTTTGTTCTTTTGCGATGCTTACGATAGTTTGGTCGTAATCAAGTCCTACATACTCAATATCACTTGGCAGGAATTGAACACCGTAACCAGTAGAGCATCCTATTTCTAGTATTTTCTTGCCGTATAAATTACGGTTTGCCCATTGGTATCTTTGCGTTTCCCTCGGAAAAACAGCGTCGCCTTTAAGAAAGACTGCGCGTTCGTAATTATTGCTTAACTTCCAGCGATACCATTCTGGATTATATTTCTTGGCCAGCTTTAACGAGTTAATCAAAAATGTCTGATTCCAATTTTTTACCAAATTAGAATCGTGCATAGTTCCTTCCCCTTCGTGAAAGATAGGAAAGTTACCGGAATACCATTTAGGGTTATCAGTAGGCGTTACTTCTAATACTGAATTTAATTTGAATCCAGCATTTTTTGCTCTGATACAAAAATCGGTATCTTCAGAACCGCCAACTTTAAATTCTTCGCTTAATAGGCCAATTTTCTGAAATACTTTTCTGTCTATCATTACGCAGAAAAATACAAGAAACTCAGAATTTGCTGGCTCGGAATATTCTTTAATAATACCGCTTATTCCAAAGCAATCATCTTCCAAGAATGGCGCTTCTAACTGGTGCAGCCATTGATTCTTTTGCTGCTCTAAAAGCAAAACATCATTGTTAAGAAGAATGATTTTTTCTGCGGTAGATACTTTAATGCCTTCATTGGTTGCTTTGGCAAATCCAATAGGCTCATCATTCCAAACAGTTTTTAAATTTGGTATTGATGTATATAGATAATTTAGATATGCTTTTGTGTTGTCAGTGCAACCATTGGCGGAAATTACTAACTCAATATCTTCCATGGTTGACCACTTAATAAGTGAGTCAACGCATGGTTTAAGATATTTTTCGCAATTATTGTATGTTGGTATAACTATCGTATATTTCATCTTGTTTTGTTTAATTTAATATTGTCATACAAAAATAAGACCGAATGAATCAGTAGGAAACAAAAATCAGGCAGCGGCAGCCTGTTGCCAAGGATTAGGCAAAGTTTGAATAGCCGGTGCAATCTGTTGCTGAATCTGCTGCTCTACGGCAAGTTGGGTAGCGTCTTTATCCACACCGCTATTCCAGCACCAGCCCAAGACTTGGTCTTGAGTCAGTTGGTCGTAGGGGGTGAAATCACCGCCGGTATAAGTGAATCCGCAAGAACCATAAACGGTTCCGTAGGTATCAGCAAATACACCATTACACCGCCAGTGAGCAGTGATTACAACATCAGACTCGCCATCCTGCTGAACGGCGCATTGCATTTGCTCGATTGTCCATGTGAACTGAGTTTCCATTTGTTTCTCCTTTATTGAGCTTCTAATGCTGCGATACGGGAGCGGAGGGACTTTACTTCAGCAATCAGATTGGCGATTATCTCTGCGTTTGAGTAGTCCATACCTTGCATTTCTTCTCCGTCTTTTTCTCCAGTGACTACTTGTGTCCTACTCACTTCCTGCACTTCATGAGCGATAAGACCAACAAACGGAGAACCATCTGCTTTCCACGTTCCCTCTACCGGATTAAGGGAATCAATGTATGCACCGCTGTTTTTTATCGGGCCAGTGACATTCTTCAGGCGGTAGTCTGATGAGGTGTTGTAGGCAGTTGCTGTTGTTGTGACAGAGATTGTGCCGACACTAGAACCAGAACGGTTAAAATAGTAAATAGTTCCGTCTGAACCAATCCTATTAAAAGACCCGCAATCAGAATCAGAAGAAACAAACAAACGGTTCTTCCAAATTGCAGTCGTTCCGGTTCCCGTGGTGTCAGCCCACGGGTTGACGTTTGTGCCACCCACCAGCAACTCACCCGCGCTGGTGATACGGGCGCGTTCGCCGCCACCACTACCACCCTGATACGTTTCAAACACCAAATAACCATTGCCAGAACCAACAGACACGCCACCAATTCTTGCAACACGGCCAGAGTTGAAAGTTGTGCTTGATGTCTGAAATGACAGGTAGTTGTCTGATGCAACTGTCAGTTTGTCATTAGGCGAACTCGTACCAATCCCTACGTTGCCGGAGGAGTCGATACGCATCCGTTCGGTGTAAGTGACTGCATTTCCCGCTGTGCCGGAGGCTGAACTCGTAGACCATACGTGAGCGCCGGAGCTAGGGTCTTGTGCGTAATAAAGTGCGTATCCAGTACCAACAAATTTATCTCCGCTGTTATAAACAGCATTTGCTTGCAGTTGCATAACGCCAGAAGACACCCAATATCCAACAGGCGAACCACAATTTTGAACTGTTGTTCTTGTTGCTGTTGATGGGGAGCCACCAATCCCTACGTTACCGGAGGAGTCGATACGGGCGCGTTCTAGTTTTGTGCTTCCATTGTTGCCAGAATAAAAAGTAATCGGCCCAGCCCAAGCACCAATAGAACAAGCACTACCATCAGAAGCAAATCCACTTCCGCTACCGGCATCAGAAACAGTAGCAGCGTTCTGAAGTTTTAGTTCGGTTCCAATGTTTCCAACACCAACAACAGAACCAGAACCAGAAACGTGAAGTTTATAACTTGGCGAACTCGTCCCAACACCCAGACTCGTTCCATCAAACACCAGCGCACTGCCCGTGGTCAGGACTTTGGAGCCATCAAGGTAGGCCACGCCGTTGGCGGTGCCGCCGTTTAAAGTGACCGTGGAAGATGTAGTGAGCGTCGTAAACGCACCAGTATTCGGTGTTGTTGCGCCAATGGATGTGTTGTCTATCGTGCCGCCGTTGATGTCGGTGGTGGTCAGGACGGACGATCCAATCGTCATTACACCAGTGCTGTCTGCAATCGTCGCAGAGGCCGTGCCATCCTTGGCCTTGATATTGGTGACTTCTACGTTAGTAGCGTCTAGCGTCGTAACATTAGCTACGTTAATCGTGACATTGCCGCTACTAATGGATACGTTTGACAGACTTGCATTAGCAATCGAGCCGCCAGTAATGTTTACGTTCGACAGCGATTCAGCGCCATTTGCCATGCCATTGATGGCAACAGCAACGGTGCTAAAGTTATTGTCAAGCTGACTAAGGGGTATGCTTGCGTTTGCGTTAGCAAAAGTATTCGGAATAACTACGGGAAGTGCCATGATTAGAACCTCGCTCTCAATTCGTGTTCGTATTGCAATCCGCTGATCGTAAATGGAGTTGCGTTTGCAGTAATCGTCATGCCAAGATATTTGCCATACATTTTTGCGTCAGAACGATACAGATAATAACCGGCACCTGGATTAACACTATTCGTCCATATAACAACATTAGAACTATTGTTAATCCAGTTAATAGACGCAAGACTGTTATTTATCCATTGCGTCGAGTTTGCAAAGACAATAGGTGGTGACTGTGCCGACTCAGAATCTACATAACCAACCATTACAACAGGAAGATTGCCAAGTGTAGCCTCAATACCAATCTTTAATGCCTGCTTATCCCTGATTGGATCGCCCATTGGCATCAATGCAGTTTCTATCAAAACATCTACGCCAGTTGTATCGTCGTAATAAAGGCGATGAAGGTCTGTTCCTGTTGTGGAATAAGCGTTCAGTATGTTGTCATCAAACGCATTGGTTATGAAAAAACCATTAGTAAGCTGGTTAGAGAAAAACCACTTTCTCTCGAAAAACACAGCCTGTATCCACTCATCTGTTCCATTGTTGTCGTATTTAAAATTCCATACGGCACACAAAATATTGTTTATCAGGCACTGTCCTCCATTAACCTCAGTATTGAAGTCAATCAGAGGGAAGATTCCGTCAAGCGGATCGCTAATCTTTGTCGTAGTGGAACCTACCAACGCATAAACTCCATACTCGTTCATAAACAGGATTGAACGAAAATACGGGAATATTGCGTGGTTTAGCTTTGTGCCAATAGACGCAGATACGTTTGTGTTGGTAAACAAAGATACGCCAGTAGCAGGATCAATGCGAACGTCTGAAAATACGTTGATTGAATCCTCACCAAACACATACAGGAAGTTGTTTGCAGACAGAATCCTGATAATGTCTGTGCGAAGCGTAGAGTCTGTGATGGTCAGGAATCCAGCAGATACGTTGTAGAAATCGTTGAACGTATCAGCCGCCGAGTAAAACACAGTCCTACCATCAGCAATCCATGAGCGTCCTGAGAAAGTTGCTACATCAATACCGTTTTGGTCTAGGATCGTGCAAGTTACATTGGCATTGCTACCAGAGCCAGTAATGGTGACTGTCGGGGCACTTGTGTAGCCGGTTCCGGCCTCCGTAACTACAATCTCTGAGACTGCATTAGCTGTTACAACAACCTCACCAGTAGCCTGTATTCCGTTGGCCTGGTTAGGAGCGCCAAAGGTTACGGTAGTATTTGCGGCGTATCCAGAGCCGCCGTTATTGATGGTAATGGAATTGACGCTACCAATGTCATGCAGGTCAGTGCCATCCCAAGTCTTGTATCCGTTGTTAGGATCAATAATCAGGGCGCGTTCATTCTTCCACTGCGTTGCCATAACGCCAGTGTTTGAGAATGTTCCTGCATTTGCAATGTTACCAACAGAACCTGTGCCTACGTTCACATACTGTGCGCGGCCATTGTCCTCAAATGCCAATATATACTCAGTGTTGTTGATGTTTACACTGGTCATATATGTCACGGTATTTGCAAACGTGACATTGGCAAGCTGGCTGGCTGCGTTCAGAATCTTGATATTACCGTAGCCAATCGGCATGGCGTTTTCCATCCAGGAAAACTCGCCATTATCAATAACGG